AACTTGTTGAAGATTATGTATGGAAAGATGTGTATAAGCTTATGAATGATTATACATCCTTTCTTAAATTTGATACTAAGAGTTTTAAGTTAATATTAAAAGGATTGATGAATGGATAGACCAGATAAATTAGATTGGTGGATTAAATGGTTCTCAAGTATAGTCTTGATTATAGGAGCTGCAACAACAGCACTAAACATGTATCCATATAATATGTACTTTCAGTTTACAGGTATATCAGGTTGGTTAATAGTAGGTTGGATATGGAAAGACTGGTCATTGATAGTTGTCAATATAGTAGGTTCATTAATACTACTTGTTGGCATTATACATTATCACTTTTACACAGATTGGGTATTAACAATTTACGATAGGTATATTGAGGTAAATTTATGAAAGCATTAGTTTATGGAAATGGTGAATCTCGTAAAGTTTGGGATGTAACTAAAAAATATGAAGGGTTTATAACATGGGGTTGCAATGCAATCTACAGAGATTGTAAAGTTGACAATCTAGTTGCCATTGATTATGAGATACAACAAGAGATATACAAGTCTGGTTATCCAATTCGCCATGATAGTTGGTTTGCAGATTGGTCTATATTAGATGATTTTGACCCAGAGTTTGTAAAGGTAACTTACTCACCAGAACATATATTTGAAACCCCTAAGAGAAATAACAATAGTGGTTATGGTTGGTATAATAGAACAAAATGTGTGATTCAAGGAAAGGAATATGAAACAGCAGAAAAAAACTTTCAAGAAATGATAACTAAGTTCCCACATCTAGATAAAGATGATGTGAGAATAAAATGCTTTAAGAATGTAGGTCTTTATATTACATGGGTAGAAGATAAAGACAAAATTCAAAACATAGAATTCCCTAGAGATTGGTGTGCTGGTGCAACTGCAATACATCTGGCTTGTCAACAGGGTGCAAAAGAAGTATACATGTTAGGATTTGATATGAGTAGTTATGATGAACCTCTGAATAACATCTATAAAGGAACAGATAATTACTTACCTACAGAATCAAAGGGATTTAGTACAGACAACTGGGTTAATCAGTTAGTACAGGTGTTTAAGGAGTACTCAGACACTCAATTTTACTGGGTAGATGATAAGAACAAGGACAATGAACTACTAACAAAAAATATTGAAAGAATTACCTATATAGACCTTGACAAAGTATGTCATGCCTGATATAGTAGCAAGAATAACTATTATAAATAGTTATGTATTGAAAAATACACAAATAAACATACGATAAAATATAATAACATACGGAGAAAAATAATATGTCGTTAGATAATCTAAAAAGCAGTGGGTCACTTAATAAGTTGTTAGATGCAGCTAAAGGTGAAACTGCACCCCAAGAGAAAAAATCATATGTAGATGAAAGACTGTGGAAACCAGAACTAGATAAATCTGGTAATGGATATGCAGTACTTCGTTTCTTACCAGCTGTCGAAGGCGAAGACCTACCCTGGGCAAAAGTTTGGAATCATGCATTTCAAGGCCCTACTGGTCAATGGTACATTGAGAACTCTCTTACAACACTCAATCAGAAAGACCCGGTATCTCAACATAATACTCAATTATGGAATACAGGTTTGGAATCTGACAAAGAGATTGCTCGTAAACAGAAAAGAAAATTACAATACTTCTCAAACATTTATGTAGTAAGTGATGCGAAACACCCAGAGAACGAAGGTAAAGTATTCTTGTTCCGTTACGGAAAGAAAATCTTTGATAAGTTAACTGCTGCTATGTCACCAGAGTTTGAAGATGAAAAGGCAATCAACCCATTTGATTTTTGGGAAGGTGCTAACTTCAAATTAAAAATCAGAAAAGTAGATGGATATTGGAACTATGATAAATCAGAGTTTGAAGACACATCTAAACTATTTGAAGATGACAGTGAAGCAGATAAAGTTTGGAAAGCACAACACTCTCTTGCAGAGTATACTGCTCCAACAAACTTTAAATCATATGATGAACTAAAAACTAGACTTGATGCAGTCCTTTCTGGCACTGTTAGAGTTGGTAATGTTGCAGATGATATTAATGAGGCTCCTGTAGCAGCTCCTAGAGTTGATACAAAACCTCAATCTTCCAATTCAGTTACAACACCTGTAGTTGATAAAGAGGAAGATGATACATTAGCATATTTTGAAAAACTAGCTGAGTAATAATCGAGTGCCTCTATTCTATAGGGGCACTTTTCTCAAACATTTCTATACAATCCTTATAAATAAAACATGGCAAGAAGTAAATATATTGAAAGTGTCTTAGCAGCTGCAAAAGGCAGACCTAAGTCAACCCAATGGTTTCGTGATAAAATCAAGGAATTTGGCACACCAACATCAGCTAATTTACTTCGTGATGGTAAAAGAACAACAAAACCTACTTTTGGTCTACTAAATATGTTCGTATATGACCCTAAAGGAAAGAAAGAGTTACCTTATTATGATACTTTTCCTTTGGTATTACCTATTGAAGAATATAGTAATGGATTCTTAGGGATTAATTTACATTACCTATCTATGCCAATAAGAATTAGGTTATTAGACAGACTAGTGGATTATAGTAATAATGATAAGTTTGATAAATCTACAAATTTAAGAGCTAATTATAGTAACTTAAAAAAGATAGACTTAATTAAACCTTGTTTAAAAAGATATCTAGCAAGTAATGTTAGGACTAAATTTAGAAAAGTAGAAGCAGATGAATTTATGGTTGCAACTTTACTACCTGTACAGAGATTTAAAAAACAATCTGACAGTCATGTATTTGCAAAATCAAGAGGAATGATATAATGGCAACTAAACCACTAAGAGGTTCTGCACAAGGAGTGCTAAGAGAATTTTTAAGTATTCTTCATACAGAAGATTCTTATGCTAGGTCAGCTCGTTTTGAAGTGGTAATACAACCACCTAAAAGTCTTACTAGACCTGAGGGTATGCACGCTGCATCAGCTCTTGCATTAGGTAACTTTGCTAAAGATGGTACAAATAGAAATATATCATTAAAGTGTAATACTATTAACATGCCAGGCAGAACAGTAACTCAATATGAAGACAATAGTTTAATGGGCCCATCAAGAAGTTTTGTAACTGGTACCCCTACTTATGCTGATATTACAGCACAATTTACTATGTTAAATTCAAATGGCCAAGATAGAAGATTTTTTGAAGCATGGCAAGGAAGCGCAGTTTCAGAAGCAGACTTTAGTGTAAACTATTATAATGACTATGTTGGTCAAGTTGATATGTATTTACTAAATGAAAAAAATGAAAGGAAGTATGGTATAAGACTTCAAGAAGCATTTCCTAAAACAATAGGAGATTTAGCATTAAGTGGAGACCAAAAAAATCAATTGGCAACAATGGATATTACTTTTTCTTATAGATATTGGGAAATTTTAGAGGGTGGAAGCACCATACCTAAAAAAATAGAATCAACACTTGGTTTGATAGGTAACGCAATAGAAAGAAACTTACTTTCAAGGATACCTAAAGTTTTAAGAAACTTATAGATAATAAATTATATAATAAATTAGAGGATGAATAATTATGGCTTTACCAAAATTAGAAACACCTGTTCACAGTTTGACACTACCGTCATCAGGTGAACAGATAAAATTTAGACCGTTCTTAGTAAAAGAACAAAAATTATTGATTTTAGCTGAAGAAGGTAAAAATCAAGATGAATTATATGATACACTAAAAACTATCATAGATAGTTGTACATTTAATAAATTATCAGTTAAACAATTACCAATGTTTGACATTGAGTATTTGTTTTTAAAAATAAGAGCAAAATCTGTTGGGTCAAAAATTAATGTAAGTGTAACTTGCCCAGATGATAATAAAACAAAAGTAGAAGCAGAAATAGATTTAGATGATGTTGAAATACAAATAGATGAGGAGCATACAAATATTGTACAAGTTAATGATGATATCAAGTTAGTTATGCAGTATCCTATTTTAGAAGATGTCAAAACACTAAAAAATACATCTAGTCTAGAAATGTTTAATATTATTAATAAATGTGTAAAAGAATTACATCATGGAGAAAAAATTTATAATGGGCCAGATATGTCTGAAAAAGATTTAAATGATTTTTTTGAAAGTATGAATCAAGAACAATTTGAAAAAGTTAATGAATTTTTTCACAGTATGCCTAGATTAAGACATTATGTAACAGTGGTAAATCCTAATACTAAAGTAGAAAGTAAAGTTTTAATGGAGGGTCTGGAAAATTTTTTAGTATAGGGCTCTCACATGAGAGCCTAGAAAATTACTATAAAAGTAATTTTTCTCTCATGCAACATCATAAATACTCATTAGCAGAGTTAGAGAATATGATACCATGGGAAAGAGAAATATACCTAGGTTTATTAGCTGAACACATTAAAAAAGAAAACGAAAGAGTAGAAAAGGAAAATGCAAAATATGCCAAATGAAACTAAAAAGGTAAACATAGAACTAGAAGTAGACACAAATGTTGTAGATTCTAGTAAAAATGAATATCAATCATGGATAGACATGGCAAAGGCTGTGGATGCATGGAGAATATTTCCTAGAGTATTCATATCAACATACATCTTTCTATTATACAAAGTAGTCATATGGTACA